AACCCATCAGTGGCCGCAGGTCGCATTCCAATCGAACAAGTCATCTCGGATCTAAAGACAATTCCAGAACACGAAGCTCGACGCTATCGGCTAAACCAGTTCATCGCTGGAACTGCTAACTCATGGTTGCCTGGCAACTTGTTCAAGGCAGCGACAGGCCGAGGTGTGACCAATACTCAAAACGCCGTCTTTGCCGTAGACATTACAAAAAACTGGGGCCACGCTACAATCGCAATTGCTAACGAACAGAATGGTGTTCAGGAAACGGAGCTGGTTATGTCACTAGTAAACCCAACCGAACAACAGCTCTTCAATGAGCTAACCAAGCTGTACGCGAAGTTCAGTCCGCGAGCGATAGCGTTGGATGATCGCCAGCTACCAAGTTTGGCTAAGAGACTAAAACTCTCTGGCCATACGGTCTGGCAACTCTGGACAAAAGAAGTCTCTTCAGCATGCTCGGCTGTCTATGCTATGTTTAGCAACGGCCTCGTTAGGCATGCGAACGATCCCCTCCTCGTCGCTCAAATGCCTAACGGGGTCTCCAAATACACCGGGGAAACTTGGCTCATTAGCCGTAAGGAATCTCTCGGGGACATCGATGCTCTAATGGCAACTGTCATGGCGCTGTATGTTTCATCGCGAGCGCAACACGCCACCGTCGGCGTATTCTAGTCGGTGTATGGTACTATGATTTCCATATGGCATCTTTATTCGACAGGTTTCTGAGGCGTCCTGAAACACGCGCAGTCCAGCCAACAATTCCAACAAGACATCCGGCGATAGTCACACCTAACACCGCATTGTCTTTGACAGCCGTTTACAGAGCTGTCCAGATCATCGCTACTCCAATTAGCAAGATGACCATCAACACTTACAGATTTGCGACAGGTATTGAACTAAAAGTTGATAACCCAGTATTGGTAAACAACCCAAGCATTGAACAGAACCGTCGCGACTTCTTATTCCAGACAGTTTCTTCTCTAGCACTAGAGGGCAACGCTTATTGGTTGAAGAACTACGGATCTAACGGACAGGTAAACAACCTAACTATTCTTCCAGCTGGTTCAGTTATGCCTAGCTACCCTAAGTTCAAGGATGGAACCACAGACTACTCCTACATTGTTTACGACTACCTAGGTACTCGTTACACAAAGCGAGAGATTGAGCACCTTAGAATCTTCAGCCGTCCGGGTGAGCTAATCGGTGTTAGCCCAATCGCATCCTGCTACAAAGACATTAGCGCTGCTATCGATCTAAGAGACTACGCTGGCAACTGGTTCACCGCAGCTGGAGTCCCAACCGGAGTTCTAAAGACTAACGCCATGCTAAACAAGGAAGACGCAGACCTTGTCACAGCTAACTGGCACAACAAGCAACAGAACCGACAGGTTGCTGTTCTAGGTAATGGTTTCGAGTACCAGCAGATCGCGCTATCCCCTCGGGACGCCCTCTTCACCGAAGTCCAGGATCAACAGGTTCAGGCCGTTGCTAGACTCTTCGGTGTCCCGGCGCGACTGCTCCTGACTTCCGTTCCAGGTGCTTCTGACACCTACACGAACCTACAAGATGAGAACCAGGTGTTCTACCGTCATACTTTGATGGCTTACACCGATGCAATTACCGACGCTCTAAGCAACTGCCTTCCACGTGGCAACAGGGTCGAGTTCGACTTTGAGCACCTATTCAAGGCTGATGTTGCCGCTCGCTACAACTACTACAAGGTTGCTATTGACGCTGGCATTCTGACTCCAGAAGAAGTAAGAACGAAAGAAGGACTGAATGTCTGAGATGATTACACGCGAGTTTGAGGCTCGACTAGACACAATGGACGAAAGAACCATTGTTGGTCTAGCTGTCCCTTACGGCCAAGAGATTGAGCTTATGGGCAACATGAGAGAGCGCTTTGAGCCAGGAGCCATCGATGGCGTAGAAGACGTGAAGTTGTTCTACGGTCACGAAGAGCCAATCGGCAAGGTTATCTCTGGTCGTGACACTCCAGAAGGCTATGAGATTGTTGCACGAATCTCAGACACCCCTAGAGGCAACGAAGTTTACACATTACTTCAGGACGATGTTCTGAATCGCTTTTCGGTTGGTTTCTTTCCGGTTGTAGATCGTAAAGAAGGCCAAACGATTGTTAGGGAGCTAGTAGATCTCAAAGAGGTTTCAGTAGTTCCGTTCCCTGCCTTTGAAGGCGCAAAAATAACCGAAGTACGCAGCGAAGCAGAACCAGAAGTGGTCGAGCCAGCTGATGATACTCCTATCGAAACAGAAAGTGAAACAATGTCAGAAAACATTGAACTTGACGTTCGCACTGTTCAGGATGAGGTTGCAGAACTGCGCCGAGTCGTTGAAGCGGGCAAAGCAGTCGAGATCGCAACACCAGCAGTACACAAGTTCCGTTCACAGGGTGAATTGGCAAAGGGTCTTCTAACCGGAGACGAAGACGCAAAGGCACTAGCTCGCGAGGCTTCGACTTCAGCGGACGCAGCTGTTCTTCCTCCATTCATTGGATACCTTGACACTCTAATCAACAACAACCGCCCAACAGTCTCAGCGTTTACTCGCGGAGCACTTCCAGCTAGCGGTCTTCAGGTTGAGTACATCGAGATCGACAGCAACGACCTAGACGTCGATGTTCAGAGCCCAGAGAACGATGAGCTTGCATTCGGCAACATGAGCTTTGAGGTAAAGAACGCTGACATCAAGACCTACGGTGGATACACATCCTTCTCACGTCAGTACGTAGAGCGCGCAACTATCGACACCTTGAACCAGGTATTCCAGGGTCTGACAATTGCTTACGCAAACGCAACTAACAGCGTTCTAATCAACCTTCTAGAGAACCTTGACTACGCAGGTAAGGTCTTCGATGCACACACCAACGCAACAACAGTTGCTAAGGGTATTGCTCAGGGATCCGCTTACATCTTCAACGCGACCGGACTACGTCCTCAGTTCATCGTTGCAGGTACAACCGCTTACGTAAACCTAGTGTCACTTGCAGCCGGCGATGGAAGACTAAACTTCTCATCTACTGGCGATGGCGTGAACACAATTGGAACCTCAAACATCCCAGGTCTATCTGGTTCTTTGTTCGGTCTTCCAATCATTGTTGACCCTCAGATGACTGCTACAACCTGTCTTCTAGCTAACGCTGCTGCTGCTACCACTTGGGAATCAGCTGGAGCTCCAGTTCGCTTGACTTCAGATGACATCACCACCTTGACTGACTCAGTAAGCGTTTACGGCTACATGGCTGTTGCTGCTCAGCGTCCAGGTGCCGTAGTAGCGCTAGACACCGTAGCTTAGTAGGTAACACACTTGGCTGGAGCAGTCCTCCTCGCGGAGTTCAAGGCATACGTCGGAACCGACGAAGATAGTGATTTTGTTGAACAATGTTTGGACGCTGGTCACGCCCTGGTAGATAGATACCAAGGCGAGGCTGAAGTCCCAACTGATCTTCACAAGCAAGCTATTTTGATTTGTGCTTCTGAGCTCTTCCACAGGAGGTCTGCTCCAAACGGTGTGGCCCAATTCGCTAGCTTTGATGGTTCACCCATCCGAGTTGCGAAGGATCCAATGAATGCTGTTTACCCTCTACTGATGCCTTACACCGGCTACGCAGTATGAGCGAGATCAACGCAGCCAAGGTCGAGTTCAAGCTCGAGCTAGCTGAGGCAGGGCTAAACGTTCTGGAGTACGTTCCAGACCGAATCACTCCGCCTATCGTTATTGTGAACGCAGCTCAGCCTTATCTTCAGACCGCCGAGTTCGGTGAATGGAGCTTAGGAATCGAGTTAGTTTTGGTTGCTGCAACTGCTACTAACAAGAAAGCTACTGAGAACCTAGATCAGCTAATCGAAGACACTCTAAACGCTATTCAGCCATTGAATTACGTTCAGATTACTTCGGTCAATCAGCCCTACAACTTACAGACCAACAACGCTGAGTATCTGTCAGCTAACATCTACTGCCAGCTCAACTTAACAATTTAGAAAGGTAGCTCATGGCTGCTTCAACAAGAATCAAAGCACAAAACATTATCTTCAAGATTGGTGCGACCGACTACGCGTGCGACGCTAACATGGTCGAGCTAACCCTCGATGACGCTCCTGGAGACATCCAGACCTTCTGCGAGACTCGCGTCGGTGGACAATGGGCACTTCAGCTAGAC